GCCCAATCTTTATCTTTATTATCTTTTAAGGTATTGTAAAGGTTCTCTAGACAATCGGGTTCTAACTCTAAATCATCATCACAGTAAAATATGTATTCCCCTTTGGCTTTTTTTAAACCTTGATTTTTCGCCCAACCAGCCCCTTTCAATTTTTCATCAACAATTTCAATAATTTCTATTTTTTTATAAGTTTGTCTTTTAATACTTGGCAAACTTTCGTTCTTCTCGTTCTTTCTCATCGGTATAATTACCGAGATTAAATCTTTAATCATTTGTTTTTTTAGATTACCCATAAGGGAGGGTAGCCCTCCTAATAACCACCCTCCCAGAGAAAACTAGCTTACACTCGGCACATCCAATAGAACAGCCGCTTGTTTCATTGCCAGAACTCCATCAACTCGTTTCACCAGACGAACGGTAATTTCGTCATAGCGGAAACGGTCGTGAATGGAAACATCAACAGTTACACCCTCTCTATCACCAATATAATACCAGCTAAAATCGACAAAAGACAAATCGCCTTTCGTTCCTAGAGCAGGCACTTTTTCGGTCTCAATGAATGGTCTGCCTTTCAATGTCGGAGGCGTTCCCTCTTTCATACTGTCTGACCACAGAGGCCGTCCGGTCGTTGCGTCAACCAAACTATCAACATACTCAATTACATCCGTTCCACCAACCCAGATAGCGTTCTTTCTGAATTGAGGTTTCAATTCATAAAACATTGAAATAACATCCGCATAAGAGACTTGATTGGCTACCGCTCGATTGACAGTTGCCACTTCGGTATCGGCTATAACACCGGAAGGTTGAGTCGTTCCATTGCCTCTCAAGAAGTAATAATCTTCGTAATAAGCCATTGCTCGCCCGAAGATATTTACAACGTAATTGGCAAAATCAATGTTGCTATCAGACAAGATTTCTCTCGACTCGGTCGTCAACATTAACATTTTTTTGGCAGTCATCGAGATCTGAGTTAAATCAAAGCTCGTATCAGAAGCGGTTTCGCTTTCACCGACCCAAGTAACGGAAACTCCGCCAAATTGAGAAGACGACTGGTCAAGTTTGTTCTTCTTCCAGGTGTCAGACTTCATCTTAACTTTGGTAGCTCGCGGTCTTACGATAGTTTCCTCTTCCAGATAAGAGAGTATAGCGCTTTCCAATTCTTCTGGCACGGTATAACCACCATCCGCAGGCGTTCCTTCGTTAAAGGCAGCTTTTTCTACGTATTGAGCTCCTTTAATCATCTGTTTCATATCTTCAACGAACCGTTCCATTTGGCTTCCTAATTTTACAAAGGGAGCTTTGTGGTTTTTTAAATTCATAACAGACTTCTCGGATACTTCGCCTTCTTTACTCACAAACTTAACTTCTTTTTTGGCTTCTTTAACTTCTTCTTTGATTTTGTCAAATTCTTTACCAACCGCCTCATTGACGGCTTTCCCCACTAATTCTAATAGTTCTTTATCCATTATTTTTTACTTACTACTTATTCCCCCTGTTTTTTATAAGATAGGCTTCGATAGCCGATCTTGCTATTTTAATCAATTCGCTTTTAGCTTTCTCCGCTTGGGCGGTTTTAGCTTCTAACTCTTTGGCTCGACCATCTTCGCCACTCCTTTTGTCATCGTCAGCTTCGGTAGCTTTTAACAACTCTTTTAATGGAGTAATGGCATTTTCCATTGAGTTAATGGCACTATTGATTAAATTCCTATTTTTTTCACTTAAAACTTTACCGGACTTCAACTCCTTTTTAAATTCTTCAAACTCTTTTTCGGTAAAAATTATTTTCCTTTCTTCAACTTCTTTATTTTTCAATTCTTTTAAAATTTCATTTCGTCCGTCTTTTTTGATCAAACTATCCCAATTCAAAGTTCCCTCAGTTTCTTTAATAAAATTCTTGAATTTATTTTTGTCTTCCGCTATTCCTTTCAATAAAGCGTCAACATAAGCAGGGACATTTACAAAAGAAGCTTCTAACAATTCTTGCTTTAGAAAGTCAATTCCTCTGTCATTATATTTATAATCAATCGGCATAAAACCAACCGAAAACGCTCTTAAAAATCCTTGCTCGACTAACAGTTTTAACTCTTGAGCAAAAGGTGTCGGAGCAAACTCGCCTTTCATTTTCAATAAATTGTCTTCTACCCAAACATTTAACGCTCTCCCAACAGCCGGTATGCTGTGATCGTGAGACCATAATAGCACAGGATTTTTTTTAAAGTTTTTTAACTCCCAACCGGCGGGATCAATCGTATCTCCATATCTATCAGTCTTAATCCCAGATATAACCGCCTCGAAAGTTCCGTCCTCATTTAATCCTTTGAATTTCGCTTCCCCCAAACCGTAAATTTTTTCCATTTATACTTTTTTTAAATAATTATTTCAAAATTGGAATTGTTGTGCATCTGCAATTTATTATTTCTTCCGGGCTTCCGTTCGGGTCGCCAGGATATTCCAAGCCGTTACTAAATTTTTTATTAGTCGCTACTTGCTCTCCGTCCATATCCTTATGGCTGTCCCTTACTCTACTGTCTCGGGTGGCCAGCCACTCCTTCTTAGCTACAACTCCGCTCTGTTCGTATCCAAACACAGTCCCGGCATTATTAGCTGACAATGTTTCTGTTCTGGCGATTGTCCGGCTTCTTCCCTTATACCACATTTCGAATAATCTCTCAACTCTTTCCGCCAATTCATCAATGCTCTCGCCCTCTAATACTCCGGCGGACAATTCCGCTTTCAGTTTCGCAATTGTAGTCTCATTCACTTCCGTCCCGAATTTCATCGCTTTCATTTTTATCCATTCCGCCGTCATCGGGTCTTCAATGTCAAAGTCCTTTTTAATTGATTTTTCCCCCACTTGCTCCAACGCTAAGTTTCCGGCTTCTTCAACTATTGTCTTAATCAAAGGCGTTGCCTTCTTTACAAATACTTTAATCTCTTTTTCCAAATCAAGCAATCCCAAGTCCTTACTGTCTACTTTTTTGTCTAACTTTAATTTATTTAATTCATCTAAAGCTCTCACTTTTTGGTCTTTCCATAATCTGATTATCAGAGCTTTCCATTTTTTCTCAAAACTAATGAGCCGTTTGTCAAATTTTTTCCATAAAACATCTTTCTGTTCAGCAGTCCATTTTTTTTGTCTAATTTTTTCCATTTCTCCCGTAATCGCTTTTGTGACTTCTATGGTTATTTTGTCAATCATATTTTCTTTAAGTCGCAACATTTTTTTGCCTCTCATTGCTCGGCGGTAAATATCTCTTAATCTTTCCTCTTTTTTTCTCTGATAAAATTTCTCGGCGGAAAATCCCTCGCCAAGTTTTATTATTCCCTTTTTGTCGTTTTTGTCTTCTCCCATTTCAACCCCCAAAGGCATCAAGTTAATCGGTTGATAAATATAATCTCCGCCGTCAATCGGTTCGTATCCTTCGGCAATTCTTATCTCGTTGGTTGTCATCCATTTGTTGTGGGCTTTAATGTAGTGGTCATCCAAACTCTTCTTGTCTTCCGGTGTCGGATCAATACAAGTTAGCAATAAATCATCTCCAAAGTCATCAACCAAAAATTGGTTTAGAACATCAACCAGTTTCTCCATTTTCGGCTTTATCGTTTCAGATAGGAAAACATAAATCCCTGATTCGGCATTGGCTCGATTGACATCGTCCGTAACCCCGATTATTGTCTTAGGCACTCCCAGCACCATAAGAATATCATCTCGGTTGGCAATCCGCATATTGGCAAAATCCATATCTTTTTGAGTAACGGAAACTTGTTTATAATCTAATCCGTGGGAGAGTATGGCTACCTTCTGGGCATTATCCCAACCGCCATATTTTTGCATCCACTTTTCTCTTATCTCTTCCCTGTCCTCTTTTCCAATTTCTTGCTTAGTGGTTAAAATCGCATCCGGCCTGGCCGAATTGTAAAAAAATCTAGTATTCCATTTTTTGGCATAAACATCGGCACGGATAACTTCCATTGCCGCCTTAATTGCCGAGTAGCCGTAATAATCTGACAACGGGTCGGGCTCTTTAAAATGTATAATGTCTTCCGCCGGATAACTCATCTCTTTTCCGCCGCTTCTGAATTTATAAGCAATAACGCTTCCGTCTTCTTTTGACGGAACCACACTTACCAAATCAGGTCTCATTAACCACAATTCAATTACCTGTCCTTTCAAGTTTCTCGCTTTATACCAATAACAATCTCCCAGCAACGACAAATAAATCGAGGTTATTTCGATTAACTGGCTACCGCTCATCATTGAGTTTGGCTTAGCCAACAAGTCAAGTATCTCGTGCTGTTCTATATAATGGGCTTTCAATCCACGCAACTGATAAAGTTCATATTCTATTGTGGACATTTTTTCCCCAATCTTTTTTGTGCAACTGTGCACCAAAGAAGAAGCCCTAAAACTTTCCAAGTAATCTTTGGTTGACGAATTCGGCACTTCCATTCCGGTAATTAAAGAGTTTCCACTAAAGAAAAATTTTGTATTTGTAAATAAGTCTCTTATTTTTTTAAATATGTTCATAAGCTGAATTAAGAATAGCCCCTTTTATTTTATTTTAATTCAGCTTTTATTTTTGTCAAATACCCAAATCCTTTTCGTTGTCCTCTATTTTTTTGAGTATTCCTATTTTTGGTTTTTCTTCTTCTTCTATGGTTTCTATTCTCGGTTTTTTATCAGATATAAAAGTCAAGCTCCCAGCGTCAATAATATCCGGACTATCTGAGCCTAATCTCATTAACATTTGCCTTGCTCTTTTTTTCAATTCATCTTTCGGCTCCAACATAAATTTTCCACTGCTGTCTTTTTTCCATTTTATTTCATTTAGTAATAACCAGTGGTCGCTTCTCTCTAATTGCCCACCAGCTAAAATCCACTCCCGCCATTTAAAAAATAATTCACTTCTGATGTTTTTAAATACTTCGCTGTTCTCGGCTGTCGCTCCCTCAATTACCGGTATAACATAAATTCCTTTCTCTCTGCATCTGTCAACTACTCCACCGCCTACCCCAACATCATCAATAGCTGTTATATCCGCTTTTGCTTTTTTAATCTCAACAACATTCGTCATCAAATCTGTGCTTCGGTTCTTGCCGTGTATCCACATTACCTTATTATCCCGTCCAACATAAGCATTGAAGTTTCCACCTCGCCCAATATCGCAACCCAATCTAAATTTTCCAGTTATAAATTCCGGTAGCTTTTCTGTCATCGCTTTCTTAATCTGCTCGATTGTCAATAATCTTCTATAACCCCTCTCATCAATTTCTTCCTCATCCGGGAATTTACATTCAAACAATACATCGAATAAAGGTTTTTGCCTTGCTTCTTCAATAAATTCTTCTGTATATCTTCCCTCAGTTAATCCTAATTTATAATCCACTACAAATTTTTTATACCGGCTATCATTGCTTGATTTGAAAAAATGGCTGTATGGCTCTGACCTGTAAAACGGATTTCCAATCTTGCAATAAAAAGCGTCTTTTCCTTTTCCGGCTATCATTCTGTAAATAGATGTTTCGGACTGGTCGCTGATTAGACACGCTTCATCACATATCAAAATTTTTGCTCCGAAGCCCATTGCACTTTCAAACGACTTCATTACATTTCTTTCGTTGGTTGATAAGCAATATATCCCACCACGATTTCTTAAAATAATTCTGTCCTTGCTTTCCTCTTTTCTTAATCTTTCCAGTTTCGTTCCGGCTTCAAGTTGTGAATAAAATAAAATGTTATCGCCTAAATGGTCTACAAAATATCGCATTATAATTTTGGCTTTATCTCCAGTCGGTGCAACCACCGCCACAACCTCATCTTGTATGCAAGCTATTATAATACAAGCCAGCGCCACTACTAAACTTTTTCCATACTGGGTTGCACTCTCAATTTGTATCCGTTTGTTATCTCGATAAATCAAATCTGCAAATATTTCTTTTTGTGTCGGTGTTAAAACTTCGCTGGCTGGCTTCTCGTCTATCTGGAATAATGATAATAAAAAATCAACTTCTTTTTTTCTTTTTTTTGTCATTCGTTTTGAAAAAACTATTTACCTTGCCTTTTATATCTTCCAATTCGTCTCGGTCTTTAAATTCAATCATCTGTGTTGCTTTGCCGTCCACTCTATCGATTATGTCTTTAATCATACTTACATCATCATCTATTACAGCTTTCTTCATTATCTTTTCAACTAGGTAATGTAAATATGTTTTTTGTTTGCCTTCCGGGCATTCTTGGAGTTTAGCTTTTATAGCAGAAACAACCGAGATTGCTCCCTTTGGTTTTCCTTTAGGGTTGCCAGTATATCCGGGTAATATTCTTCCCTTCTTATCTCTCTTTGGCTTGCTTAATCTTGTATTATCAAGTTTTTTTTGTTTTTTATTACTCATAGTTTTATTGCTTTAGTTCCAGTATAATCTTCAAATCTTTTTATAATCACATCACAATAGCGAGGGTCAAGTTCTGACATATAACATATTCTGTTAGTTTTCTCACAAGCTATCAGAGTGCTTCCGCTTCCACCGAATGGGTCAATTACAATATCATCTTTATCCGACATTAGTAGTATTCCCTTTACTGGTAATGCTACTGGATAACAAGCTAAATGATTTTCTAATTGCGTTTTATTAGTTCCAACTTCCCAATAATTTGTTATTCCCTTGTTTGTTTTTTTATTAAACCACGCCCTTTTATCATTTCTACCACAAAAAAATAATTCTAAATCTTTTTGTATATTTTCTTCATCTCCCATTAAAAAAATATCTTCATATTGCCTAGTCATCGCTTCCTTGCTAGTAATCGGCATTGCGTGTTTTTTATCCCAAACTATAAGCTCTAAAAATTTTAATCCAGTTTCTTTTATTATCCTGTATATTATTTCAATAAAACTATCTTTTGCGTTTTTGTTATAACTTATATTCCAAAATACAAATCCTTTTAAAAACTTCTTAAAATTATTTAATACTTTTATGTTGAAATTTATATATTCTTCTTTTTTTAAATTATCTTCGTATGTTTCATACATTCCACCACCCATATTATAAGGCGGAGAAGTAAATATAAGTTTCCCATAACCCCCCCCCATCAGTCTCTCTACATCCTCAATCTTGGTCGCATCCCCGCAAAGGAGTCTGTGTCTTCCTAAAGCCCACAAATCGCCTAATTTTGCGACAGGTGGGCAGTCTTCTGGGATAACATCATCCTTTTCATCTGGTTCTATCAATAAATCCAAATCAAATCCTGTTAGTCCTGCAATTTCTTCGTCTAATCCTTTTAATTCTTCTATGGCTAAACTCATATCCCATTCTCCCATTTCTGCTATTTTGTTATCGGCGAGGCGTAATGCTTTAATTTCTTTTTCGGTTAGTCCTTCCATTTTAACGCAAGGCACTTTTTTCCAATTCAGTTTTTTAACCGCTTCGAGTCTTCCGTGTCCAGCTATTAGGTTATTGTTTTTATCTATTAAACAAGGAGTAGTAAAACCAAACTTTTTAATATTCTTAGCTAATAATTGAATCTGCTTTTCAGGATGCTTTTTGGCGTTCTTCTTATATGGTTTTATATCTGAAATTTTAACTTCAAATATTTTC